ATGAAAAAGAAAATCGCAATCACCCTGATGGCATCCTTCTGCTTTGCAGGGGTCGTGCATGCGGCAGGACTATGGGGAACGTATAAAGGAAACGATATTATAAAACTGACCGTAGATGGTGCAAATGTAAAGGTGACGGACGTGCCTGCCGTTAACCTCAATGGGCGGACGATGATTCCCATCTATCTGCTGAACCAGGCTGGAGTAAGCTACTCGTATGATGCGAAAAAACAGACGGTTGATGTGAAGAGCAAAGCCGGCAGCGGCAGCAGCCAGTCCGGTTCCAGCTTGAAAGCAATGAAGGAAATCAATAAGCTGGGCGGAAACGGCGTTTCTCTTTTCGAACAGGATGGCAAATCCTATGCTTTTACTTATGTGGAAGATGAAGAGAAGTTGACGGACGCTCAACTGGATAAAGTATTCCGGCAGTTGCTTAACTATGGCACTGAATTGCTGACGATCTCCTATGATCAATATGATGAAAAAGAAGACGAGGACTACGCAGTCGATGTTAGCATCCCGGCTAAAGATTACAGAGATTACGTGAATGGCAAGTTGAGTGCGGATGACATTAATAAGCGGTTTATTGTAGAGACTTACTAAGGAAGAACATATAGAGAAAGAGACAGTGGACAAGCTTTAGAAAAAATCAGTAGAGTTTGAAGCATTTGAGATTACTGTTGCTCAGTTTGCTGAAGCCGGCAATAGTTTTACGGGTACGAAATTATACAGCTAGTTATAAAGGTTACTAATCGTTTAAAAGAGAGACCCCCGACGCTGTAAGCGAGCTGTGACCGTAGTACGGTACTTTTTAATAAGTGTCCGTCCTGCGTGCCGCAGTCCCCGGTTACAGTACAGATCGGGGGTCTTTATTATATCAATTACGGCTTGCAATGTGGCTGAAGCCCGCTTGACCGCAAGTAAGTGACTGAAGCAGGTGAATGATGAGTAATCACGATTAATCGTATTTTGCTCAAAGTAAAGGAGCCTTCAGTGCATTATACTCGAGCACAGCTTTTTCGATAGCGGAGCGAATTTCCGGCTGGCTCAGTTCAATGCCCTGCTCCTTCAGGCGGGTACTCAGATAGCCATACGCGGCTTCCAGCTTTTTAGGGCCCTCCAGTTCCTTGAAGACTGTCTCTGCGAAAGAAAAAGCTTCTCCCGCTAGCACATGGAGAAGTTCTCTTTGTTCATTGCTCGTACGGCTTTCCAGCCAAACCAGCACTCTCTTTCGTGCTTCCAGCACGGCTGCGGTAGCTACGGTCGCAAATAATGACAGTAAAGTCAGCACGATCGTTTGAAGATAGGGTTGAAAAACAGTATTCATTCTTGCTTCACCTCCCGGTTTAATAGTCTCGTTAAGATAACCGCCAATTCCCCTCTGGTGACGCGCTCATCCGGCTTGAACGTTCCGTCTGGATAACCGGACATTAGGCCAATTTCAGACGAAGATATCCGTTGAATCGCGGATTCATACCAGCTTCCTGCATTTACGTCTGAAAATTCAGTTTTTTTAGACGAATTGTCTGGATTTGGAACAGGATTCTGTGGAATCTGTGTTGCGGGTTTATCCGGGATGTTGAATTCTGGTTGAGAAGGAACATGGAAATTGCAGGCTTTGGCTATTCCTGAGACAATGGCAGTTGCGCATTTCCGGCGGTATGCGTCCGATTTTAGTAATTCCGCTTCTTGCTGATTCGTCATAAAGCCGCATTCAAGCAGCACGGAAGGCATTTTGCTTTCGCGTACCATGTGAAAGTTGGCTATCTTGACTCCCCGGTCGCGCAGACCGGTAGAAGCGATTAAGGCAGACTGGATGGTTTGGGCAAGCCTGGTGGAAGCAGCAGAGGGGACCGAGTACGTAAACGTCTCGATCCCCTCTGCGTTGCTCCAGCCATCCCCGCTGGCATTCGCATGGATGGACACCAGCAGGTCTGCTCCCCAGCTATTGGCCCGGTCCGTCCGCTCCTTGAGCGGCACATCCCGGCTGCCGTCTGCAGCGTGCGTGAATAGCGTCTGCACGCCAGGGCATTGCGCGAGCAGTTCAGCGGCGTACCTGGCCACCGCGCTGTTGAACTGGAACTCGCGCATGCTGCCGTCAGGCGTGCGCTTGCCCGGTGTGTCGGGGCCGTGCCCGGCGTCCAGGGCGATTTTCAAATGATTGATACTATCGTCTCCTTTTTTATAAACTAGAATTAATTTCAATACCTCCCCTCTAAAGAAACTTCGATTACACGAAGTCTTCCGTATTTTTTTTTGTGATCTCATCTCGCTGTTGTGGAGTAATCCATGATTTAATAACCGCGTTATTTAAGTGAATTTCTGTTAACTTTCCCTCTTCCCATAATCGTTTAAGATTCTCAAACATTTTGTTTACCTCCTTCCAATACATCCAAAATTAATGAATCAATAATTGCTTGTTGTGTTGCAAACTGCTGCTCAATTTGTTCATCTTTTGTGAGCTTTCTATTATACTCCTCAAACCACTGTTCTTTCGTTTGAGGGTTCACACAATATATATAACCTTTCCCAGTCTTCGGCTCAGGGAAATCAATTTCTGAATCTACAACTACACCTGTTGCTATATCAATAGAATTGTTCTCAACTGCATCTAAATTATAAATGGTTTGAACTATCATTTTCTCTTCATTTATAATTTGTCCTTTAAGTAGCTTTGTCATTTGTAATTTCTCCTTAACTATTTATTTTATAGTAATCGATTGGTTTCATTTTGCTAACGCTTTTATTTCCACTGTGATTAGAAAATGACTGAACTATATTATTATCTTTATCTAGTGCCATTCCACCTATTGAGGCATTTTCTCGAATCGTATATATTTCATTTCCTATTGAATCAAATTTAATAAAATATCTTAAACCATCAGAGGTAGAAGAATTCATACCGCAATATATATTACCTGTAGTATCTACTACAGTTTTCTTTACTAAAACCAAAGATTTAGTCCATATCACTGTTCCAGATGGACTTATTTTTCTAAAAGGGTCAAGACTACTAAAGGAAAAAACCCCACAATATGCATTTCCCTCCGTATCAGTAGCCACAGAAGCTCCCATCTTTCCACCTCCAGCATCAAATGACCATACCAACGATCCATTGGAGGTATATTTTTTGAATGATCCAAAGTTAGCCTGCTGTGCTATAAATACATTCCCAAAAGAATCTATTGCAACTTGCCCGCCATGTGTGGTTTCATATTTGGACCATAATTCAGTTCCTGATGAGTTCAATTTCTGAAGTGTCTTTCCTCCACTGGTTTTTAAATTGTAACTACAATACACATTTTCAGAGGCATCTACTACAACTTTATATCCCTTTGGTATAAGTGAATTTGACCAAACTTCATCCCCTGACGGGTTCAATTTTCGCAATGTCTTTCCAGAATCTAGATTATGCGTACTATATACGTAACCAGACGCTGCTACACTTATACCATATGCTTCAGGTACATCGATATTGGACCAAATCTCAACTCCATTTGAGTTCATTTTAGTGATCCTTCCAGACGATCCGGAATATGCAACATAAATATTACCGGACAAATCCAGAGCCATATCTTCCGATTTGAGAGTCCCTGTATTAGACCATAATTCGATCGCACTCTCTCCTGTTTTTATTAAATTTGCAGAATTAATCGTATCTCCTATATAGTAATCACCTCCTTCACCCTGTAATATAAAAGCCGTTCCATTATATACAAGCGAGTATACGGAGCTAGGCTTTAGATTACCTAATGACAATGTACTTCCATTTCCCTTTAGAATAGACTTTGAACCTAGCCCATTAACATTAATTGTGGCAGTTCCAGTATTGGCAACATGAATTTTGACTGTAATACGCAGTCCCTCTACTAACCCCATTGGTGCAGGATTCAGTGACAATGTGTAAGCCGACCCTGTACCCGCTGTAGTTCCATACCCATTACGGTTAGCACTAAGTTGCTTATCCTCCGCTGACATTAATCCATTAGCTGATATCGTAGCAACAGTTGTACCTGCCTTACCGTTCCAGGTTGATTTCTCTGTATCCGTCACGAAGCGATTATTAGAATCTTGGACAATAATTGTAGCTGGATGTGTCGATGGATGCGTATAGTTATTTGCCCCAGCAGCGATTCCAGAAAGTTTAGTACGCTCTACATCTGTCATAAAACGATTGCTGGCATCCTGCGTAATAATAGAAGCCGGATGCGTCGCCGGATGCGTATAGTTATTCGCTCCAGCAGCAATTCCTGACAACTTTGTCCGCTCTGCATCTGTCATAAAGCGGTTGTTGGCATCCTGAGCAATAATCGAAGCCGGATGTGTTGCCGGATGTGTATAGTTATTGGCTCCCGCCTGAATGCCATCCAACTTCCCTTTATCGGCCGCACTCATAAAGCCGTCCACACTTGGAGTGGCATTGGCATGAGCAGCGCCGCCAGCACCGACATGGGAAGACGACGCTGCATCTGTTATTCCGTACCCGCTCAACGTAGTTGGCTTGGCACTCACTTCAGAAAAGGCCACATTCCCCCAAGCCGCGCTGCCTGCTGTGCTCCCAGCCTTCAGCACTTTTCCATTGTTCCCCGTCCCCGTAGCCGGGACATGAAGATTTCCGTCACCTGTCGGATGCGTATAATTATTGGCCCCAGCAGCGATTCCATTCAGTTTTACCTTATCTGCCGCAGACATCCTGCCGGGTACTGTGGTGCTGGCAAGCTTCGTAACTTCAGTATCCAGCGTATCCATATTACTGTTCAGATCGGCAATATCGACAATATCTGTACCGTCAGGCTTTTTAAGACCCAGATTTCCTGTTGTTTTCATACACTCACTCTCCCTCGTAAACTCGTAGCTCATTCCATGTTTTGCTTCTGGCCTGGTTCCAGATCAATGATTTCAGAGTCTCCCACCAGGTATAGGTATATTTGAAGGAGTATGTCAAATGCGCTGGCTTAATATCCTCTAACAATTGAATAAAGCCCGGCATATTGAGCGGAACCCCCATCACACCGACAAATTGAATCTCAAAGTGGTACTCCCCCGGTGTCTCGGTAATCTCAACTTCACCACCGGAAAAAGCCGCCGCTGCTTGCATAATCATGGCTTTAGTTGTTGTGCCTGATCCCCGCAGCTTGGCAAGCAGCATCTCCCGTCTTCTTTCATATGCTTTGGAAGGATCTACCGGAAGCCCAAGCTCTCTTTCCCAGCGTTCCAATCCCCAAGTCGCAGACTGGATAAATCGCTGATTAAGCACATCCTTCATACAGAATTGCTGCAGTTCCAATTCCATGCCAAGCTGTTTTTGCAGCTCTTCCATTTCTTTTACATCTATATAATAGGGGGGCAGGTAAGCCATCAGATCCACTTTATCGAGATCAGGACCTCCATTATCTTTTAAATCCTGTCCAAATAATGCCTGGCCATATATTCCTGTACCATATGCCATCCTCTAACCCCCCTTCAGCTGATTCCAGGTGATCGTTCCCTTTGTCAGATAGCTGGCAGGGTTCAGGTTGCCCGCATGCCAGATTTTTTGTCCGGCTACCTCTGCATCCGCGGGCATCTGGACAACAGCCTTGGGGTGAACCGTAGTATCTGTTGTATACACCGTCGACAGGGTTACATTGTTGAAAAGATCAGGGGCATTCGTGTTAATACTCATCACCTTGCCAAAGACATGAATCGTGTTAGCCGCACTCGTACGGGAGACCACGGTTACCTTGTACCTTCCGTCTGTGCTGTCATTCCATAAATCAGATATGGCAAACAGATCGGAAATTAAAGGGTCTGCATTTAAATAATAAGCATCCTGGCTGCGGATCGTTCGGTTCGTCTGATTGGTATGAGTTGCAATTCTCTTGGTCATTCGCCCGGCACCATTTGCATAAGACCAGGAACTGATAATATCAATTTCAAACCACCCGGCAAAATCTGCAGTCATAGCCGGGAATACCAGGTTAAATTTCTGATTCGCCACCCCATTGGCGAAAGATATCCCGCCCACATACGTCTCCAAATACCGATTGTCCAATTTCAATGCCGGTACCTGAAGCGTTCCGCTTGCAGTATCTCCTGCTTTATTGAGGGGCGTGTAGCCCAGGTTATTTTGCTTGCCATTCCATGCTGATTTCTCCGTATCGGATACAAAGCGCTTCGCAGCGGATTCGGTTACCTCTGCTGCAGGATGAGTATGTGCAGTTGGAGGGAAAGCAGAAGGCTTGCCCGTTACCCCGCTCCAAGCAATACTGTCGGCCGTTTCCGCTTTGTCCACCTTGCCATTGTTATTCGTATCATAGATAGATTTGAGCATGTCACCACTAATTTCGGGTGCCGCCATTAGCACATTACCCGTTGATGTCCCGATATACAGCTTTTGGGTGTCTGTACAGTATCCCAGTTCTCCAACTGCGAGCGTGCCAATATCCTTTTCCAATCCCCGGCGGATCTGTATTAAGGCTTTTCTGGCCATTTAGTTCTCACCTCCTAAAACGTACCGCCATCTACTACAGCTACCGTTAGCCGGTTGCCATTTGCAGAATCGTACACTAGACTGTCCTGGTCAATATTGGCTTCAATGCCGGTGCCATTGACAACAATTCCTTTTCCGGCTCTGGCACTCACGGCCGTGGCTGACACCGTAATCCCATTGCCACCTCCAACCGCCAGCGTGACTGTGTCTCCCTGCCCGCCGCCTGTCAGCCCGTTTCCAGCGGTAATCGTCTGGTTGGCCTCACCCGACCTTACCCAGGCTGATCCATTGAAGACGTAGTTTTTATTTTCATCATGGATGTAGACACTCCAGCCTTGCTTGGGCTCGTAATAAACCCATCCGGTCCCCGACCAGTGTGCGATCTGGGTGGCCTTCCCTGACCAGGCTCCTGTAGCAAAGGAAGGAATAATCCACCGGAAGCCCGCTTGAGGCGAAGACGGCGGAGCCGTAATAGCGCGGGAGCCTACACTATCTTGCCAGTCTAGGCCGCGCACGGCATTGCTGATCTCGGTATTCGTTTTTTGCGAGGACCATAATGATGTGGCAGTTACAGCGGTATCGTTAATTTGACGGTGCCTGGAGGCATCATCAATATGCGTTTTAATTTCTGCAGCGGTTTTGGTGTTTGTGCCGTCTGAAACCTTGTTAACACTGCCAGCCGTAATGTCCGCTTTTTTAACCTTTGCGAAATTGGCCCCATCTGCAATATCATCGATTGTACCTGTCAAATCAGTCAGCTTTTGAGCATTCACACGTCTCCAGGCTGTTCCATCATCGATATATAGATAGCCCATGTTGTTAGCACTCGTAACATAGTACATGCGCCCGGGCACTCCGCTGTTTGGGCGGCTAGCTTCTGTCCCCGACATTGCGCGGCCCGCCAAAATGTTTTCCGAACCGTCACCAACGAAAATTTCCTTTGTATCCGTACAAAAGCCCAGCTCGCCTGCGGATAATTTACCGTAAGCATCAAGCTGGGCTTTTGTACCTCTTTTAATTCTTATCGTTTGAGCCATCTTCTCTCTCCTTTCACTTTACAAAATAACCGCCGTCTACCAGACCGTTAATTTTGTAATCCTGAAGATCCGCTTGCGTCCGGACCATGCTATCCTGCAGCGTATTAATGTGAGAAGCATCCACCTGATCCCCTGCTGTCTCATACGTGACATAGACCGGGGAAACCGAAGAAAATATTTTAATCATCAGTCTCCATGGCGCTTCGCTAGGTGTCGTCAGCAATACCTGATCTACTTTTTTCCCTGTTAATTCCTTGCCCGTATAGCATTGAATGCTCTCCTTGCGAACGTTGCTGTGCGAGAGATAGCCCTCATAAACACCCTTTACAAGCTCAACCTCTTCCTCTACTACATACATGCCGCCATCCGGCTTCTTATTGAGCTTTTCTGTAAATTGATCCGGCTTCTCGAGAATAGCCATTGTCTCACACCCCCAAGCTAATCAAATCGACGACAGGGACTTCTTCATCTCCCAATGTTACATTTGCGCTTTGTCCATTGAGTTTGAGTTCACTATAATCGGCAACACCAGGAACATCCAGCAGGATCGTTCCAATCTTGGCGAGGCTGACGTAGTTTTGATTAAAAGCCACTTTCTGAAAATGGAGATTCAACGCACTTGTGAAGGCGTCGACCACATTTTGCAGGGTGTGCCCCTGGGACAGCTTTACTACACCCGCCACCGCCACTTTTTTGCCAGCAGCCGGACTTACCGTAACATTCGCCCCAATCGGACGCAACTGTTCAATGTGATCCCTCACTTTGTATACCAGTTCTGTGGTTGGCGGTTTTTTCTCCGCATCCACTAAGACTACCTTTACAGTTCCCGGACCATTCCATAGCGGATTCACCTTAACCGCTCCAACTCCGGATACCTCCAGCGCCCAATTCTTGTAATCCGACACATTCCCTCCGGATGAAGGCGTCTGCACTCTCGCCAAATACCTTGCCCGTAGCGCTTCATCGCTCTCCGCTTCTGCACCGGGAATTAAAATCTCGGCAAGCTCTGCCCTGGCCAGCCCCTGGACATAGTCGATGGGGAGCAAATTTCCATAACTTTGATTGCCAAGTACACCTGCCACCTCGCATTCGACCGTGTACTCCCCTTTTTCCAGGCGTTTAATAACCTTAAAATTCACATTGCCCGCTGAATATCGCGTAAGTAGCGGGATATCCATACGGGCATTTTGGTCATCATAAAAAACCGCCCGGCGCTGCGTTGGAACAGCCGGCCTGCGGTAAAGGCCGAAATCGAATGCCCGCCGTTCCAGAAATTCACCCGAAGCCGTGTCTGCAAAAGAGAGATTCAAATTGACATCCAGCTCCATATACATTTGGGCCAACTCCGCTGCCGCGGGAGCCAGGGCATCATAAATGATACTTCCTTCCCGCTTGTCCAGTGAGGATGGAACTCTCGCCAGCATCCGGTCCAGCACATATTCAAACGTATTTGTTTCGTACATTAATTCACCTCCTGTAATACGGAAAAGTGCCCTGCCGTGGATACTACCGTAAACTCGACAAGTGCGCTTTCTCCTTCTCTTTGTACTCTCAAATCCTCAATGGCTTGAATTCGCTCATCCTGAAGCAAAGCCTCGTTGATCCAGCGTTCGATTTCTGTATCTACAGCGTTCACTTTTATCTCGCAGCCGTAGTTATTGGTGTAGATTAAGTGGACAAATCGTTCTGTTTGAAGCACTTTATATACAGCTTGTTGGACAGCATCCAGGTTATCGATTACACCTGATATTCGATGACTAGCCATATCCAATTTATAGGTTCTGCTCGGTTGCTCACTTTGATCGAAAACTATGCTTGATGATGTTATTGCACCATTAGGCAGCATGTTTAAGTCACCACCCGATCAAGGACAAGATAACTCTGACCACCCTGAACCCGGATTAACACAACTCTATCACCTGGCTCAAGTCCTTTACGAATAACGTACTCCTCATTCCCAATCAAAATCTTTGATTCCGAAAGGGACTCAGGCACTACCAAAAATGCACTGTGGAGCTTTAACCTTTGATCCACGTTAATTTCTAATGGATTGCCTTGGATTACTGACCCGTATACGATTGTGACAGGATTTTGTGCATCCACAGCCCCAGTGCCAATTTGTTTAATTATATCTACGAGACCCACTACCCAAACACCACCAATTCAAGAGACATTGTATGTTCATCACCATTAAAATTGTGTGTACATTCATTCACAACAAAACGGCCTTTAATACCCTTTTCTTCTATAATCAAATAGATAGAGTTACCTGCACGAATTCGTGAATCTCCTAATGCATCCAGTGACATCGAACGGCTTTCCCTATTTTTTAACTTAAGCAGGTTATTCAATGAAGTATTAATTTGAGCAATATTCATTTTTTCATCAACGCTTTGATAATATTGCAGCCGTCCCCATTTGGCGATTGTAGAACTATCCTGATTAATGAAGATTTCTCTTTTCCCTGTTTCCTTATTATCTTTATAAAGTTTGATCCTGTTATAAGTTTCATTATCAATTGAAGTTTTACTTTTATAAGCATACAACAGGCTTTTATCGCCAATGACAACATCCAATATCATGTCCATAATATGCTGAAGGGTCAATTTTCCAAAATCATCATAGAAAACATAGAGATCCGAAGTAGCCATCATCGTATCATCAAGAATTTTGCAAATAATATCCAAAATTCTTTTGTTGTCCTCAAGAAATTTAGGGATAACATGTTTTGTATCCGTGAAAAATCCTACTGTGAGCTCATTGTCCTCTATAATTTTTTTTATCATTTGAGTAGCCGTCAAGTTAACAAAGCCATAAGTCTCATTTCCCATTAAGTAACGAATTTGATCATATGCAATAACCCGAACAGCATCCTCATCATCCTCATCAATTGAAAAAATATAGCCGTAAAACAAATTAGCCTCATCTTTCTTAAAACGAATAACATCCCCGCAAGCATATTTAAAATCATGATGGGCAAAAGGAGAATTTTTTAGGAATGTCATCTCCAGACTTGAAGCTTTCCCTACACGACTCGTTTTATATTTGACATTAGTTACAATTCGTGAGATATCCCATAATACCCCGTCCCGGTTATCAAGAATTAACTCAAACATACCCAATCACCGTCTTCCCGGAAGTTTAAGCACCATGCCTATTGGAAGCCGCTTTAGTTCTGAGGGTTTGATTTTATTCAGTGTCATAATTTCTTTCCAACGGCTTTCATTACCCAGCTGCTGTTTGGCAACTTTCCATAGATTGTCCCCTGCCTTTAATGTGTAGCTGGATTTTGGCACACGTTCGTCCGGTCGGAGATTCGTGTCTTTTTTTAATGTTTCCTCTCCCTTTTCATTCTTGACAGAAATAATCTTCCTGGGAGCATAGAACTGATATTCTTTGAGTGATAATTTAAAAGCAATGTCTCCCCCGCTTCCTGCTGACTCCTTCCTGTCGAATTGCTCGATACTGACAGCAAGTGTGAAGCTAAAATCAGGAGCTTTCACCACGATACGGCAAGGATGCCTGCTTTCCTGCCATTTATTTATATAATTAATGTATTTCTTAGGCTCTTTAAGTAAAGTATTATTAATCGATAAATACGGCCCTGATTGGGCAGGAAAGAAGCTCTCAAAACTTATCTCAGCCAGTTCCCTGGATTGAATGACATTAATTTCTCCCAGGCCTACAATATTAAATGCCTGCCCTTTGCCCTTCTTCTTGACTTCAAGACTCTCTGGCAATACAGGGAATAAAAAACTTTCTTTACCATTGTCATAGCTTAAATTGATAAAGTAATCCAGTTCAAGCTTTTCTTGCTGAATGTCTTCTGCTTCTTTGGGATTTACTGTCGTCGCCAATTCCCTTACCTCCCCTGCTCTTGGAGTGAACATTTCCCAATCTGAAATTTATTAATGTCTTAGGAGCCTTTTGAGAAAAATGAACCCGTTAATAAACAGGTTCATTTTAATTAATCTCAAATATGAAATTAAAAACCAATCATAATCAATGAAAATTTACGACTCCCTAATACGCCAGAACGGTTCGTGACATTAATGTTGGCCCCTCCAGTCAGAAAAACACTAACTTGATCTGGGGTCCCTGCATCCGTTGCGCTGACATTAACCTTAACCGTTGCCTTCCCTGTATTGGCAGCCGTATCTGTTCCATTAAGCAGGAATAAGTCTGAACCACTGGAAAAGAATAGCGCACAGCATCCATAAGGAGCATCACAAGTTAAAATGTACAGCCCTCGTCTACTGGAATTTGATTTAGCCGGGAAATTAAATTGCTCCGTCTCTCCGTAACCAATTGTTTTGACATTTAAACTGCTCAGACTTCTTACCTTCAGCATACTGGAAGTATCGATGGCTAGAGACGGAGTTTTCCAATCATTACTTTTATTGCTAGTGGACGTAAAGCCAAACTCGAGATCATTATTTTCAATGTTAACCCGACGATTCCATTTGAAATTTCGGTTTGTTGATTTAGCAATGGTATCATTCGCATTAAACAGAGCTGTTCCAGCAGAATTTGTATCGGGATGAACATTTGTGAACGTTGCCCAATCCTCTCCGCTGGAATCATAAGGATTATTTGTTGAACTCTGATATAAAGCATCAATTCCCCACGATGTAGAAAACAATCCAGGATGAATATGGCCTCCCCTGAAATTAACAGAGCGCACTTTCCCCGACAACTGGAACATTGCACATGGAGGAGTTTGTCCAGGTGATGTCCCTTGAATAGTCATCGTACAGTTGTCAAATATCATACCTTGAACATTAGTCATCTTAACCATGGGAACCAAGTTGTTAAGCGTAATTCCCGATGAAGCCCCTTGCGTATTGTTATGGGTAAATTGAGTATTATAAAATCCAATTCGATTGCAAGCTTCAACGTCAATAATTATTGTATTGTATGATCTGGCCTCAAAATGACAGCCAAAAAAGCCGAAATTATTATGGTTTTGAGAACCTTGAGGAACCCCTTTTGCCCTAAAAAACATACCATCTATAGCTTGCTCTACATGCAGCCGATAAAACATAAGGTTGTTCGTATTATCATTATCATGCGGGAGAATGTCGATAGCGACCGGCTGAATACCTGTCATATTGAAAATACCCACATCATAAAAACTGCTATCGAACATTTGTCCAATAATGAAGCCTTTATTGAAATACACCACTTCAAAGTTAGAAAAGGTGCTTTGGCTTACAACCTGAAATCTCCCATTTAACGCGGATTGTTTACCAATTTCCATAAAATTCCCATTAGAATGTCCTTGAGCTTTAAAGTCCTGAAATGTAATTTTGCCATCCGGAACACTGAACATTAACGGACAAGAAGTATCCAAATTTAATATCGTGCCGTTTTTCCCTGAAGCTCCCTTAAAAGTAAGGTATAATTGATCGCCCAGTCCGGTTGAATTAATTCTCATATTTACATGAATGGACTCTTTAATTAAAAAAACACCGGCGGGCAACTGGATTGTTAAATTAGCATATGATTTATTAATTGGGTTGCGTCCTGCTCTTTCAATAGAAAACAATGCATAATTTATAGCTTGTTGTATCACTGAAGAAGTATCCTGTGTGCCTGATTTATCAAGTGATGGGAACAGAGACAAATCAACAATCCAATCACCAGCTCCAGTCTGACATACACATTCTGAAACTGCTTGGCTATCTAATTCCCCATATGGAACATTTTCGTTAGCAGTAATCTTTGTTGAGGATGTTACATTTTGATTCATTGTTTCTCCTCCTTTAATAACAAAGCTAAGCTGTGAAATTGTAATCATATATCCCAGGAAAATTTGATGCATATTGACAAGAATTAGGCATACGCACCTTGGGCTGCGCTTTTAATCTCGGTTTTCATGGCTTCTTCAATTTTGCGAATGATAGAATCAACATCATTCGTGCTTTTAATATCGCCTGTTGTTACTTGAACAGTTGGAGTCAGGGTAACAAAGTTTTGAATGGCTTTCATTTCTGCGAGATCTCGCATGACTTTCAAGTCTTCGTTTGAGATATCAACGGTTTCTCCAATTCTGCCAACCTCATTTACCTTGTTAATATTTGCCGGCATGGTATTATTGTTATCCGGGAAGTTAAGCCTGTTATCCCCGACATTCCACGGACCTTTAGGCAGAGGATTGTTAACTGGCGGTTTTTGAAACATCTTGTCACGGTCCGCCTTATCGGCATCACGCTTGGCAGCCCGATCTTTTAATAAATTCTGAACACCTTGATCCCGCTCATTTGCCTTTTTAGCTGCTTTATCCTGCATGTTACGAACGATATCCTGTCCTTCTTTTTTATCTGCGCCTGCCTTTGCTCTAGCATCTGCTATTTGAGGAGAGAGATCAAAACGGGAAACAGCGTCAATACTAACACCTGGAATGTTATTCAACAGGTCGATGAATCCATTTAAACGATCAACAAGGAAATCCAGCATTTTTTGAAAACCTACCATTATGTTTATTTTTGCTGTATTGAAGCCATTAATGATACCCATCCATACGGATACAAAGAAAATGGCTACCTGATCAAAGAAATTAAGGATTCCATTCCAGGCCCGCAAGAAACCAGCAGCAAATGCATCATTCGTTTGCCAGAGCCTATATAGTGTCGTTATTAATGCAATCACTAGCATAATCACCAGCAGTATCGGGTTCATAGCCATTACCATATTAAAAAACTGTTGAGCCACTGCTGCAACTCTCAAAGCCACAGATATAGCTTGGGTCACGAGCAAAAATCCTTTGTTTACTATTAAATATGTCCCCATGGCGGCTACAAGGCCCCATATAATAGGCTCGATCCAAGTCCAGTTATTAATAAAGAATGACACGGTCCCAATAGCTGCCTGCAGTACTTGCTGCATAATTTGAATTACATTTGAAAATACATTCAGAATAACATTTTCTATCAAAGGCATATTGGTTTGAATAAACGCAACAAATTGTGTGAATATTGGAAGAACACCATATCCAATCTTCTCCATAATTCCTGACCACGCGTTCTTTAAGCTTTCAACTCGGCCTTCAAACGTTTGAGCCATGTTTTGCGCCATCCCGCTAAGGCTGCTCTCCACCATTTTAATGACCAACGCTGTCCTTTCTGCTTCAGTACCCGTCCGTAACAGCTCTTGTTCAGCGGTGGTGAAGACAGCCTCTGCTTTGAATCCATTCCAGGCAAGTGCGAATTTATCTCCTGACATTGCCTTCCCGAGAAATGAAGCTGTCTGAATCATTTGCTCCTGATTCACTTTGGCCCCATAAGTTTCGGCAGCCAGATCATACATGGCTTGAGTCATTTTTTCTAAATTTGTCGGATCATACACATACTCTGCCAGTTGGGATTGTCCCGCTATGCCTGTACTGGCTTTTATAGATGTAGAACCTTGTAATTCGTAAGCTTTGTTTTTTACATGATCAATTCCATCCTGCGTCATTCCCGGTGTGTTTCTCATCACAGCTTGAAGACGCTCCTCGGCTCGAATTTGCTCGTTTGCAGCTTTTAATGAATCCCCAAAAAACTTTTTGACAGAATTTAAATTTATATAGGTGGAGGTCAAGTTTAGCAGCCGTTTCCCCAAACTATCTATATTTTTGACCCCGTCCTGCACAGTATTATTAAAAATATTCTGCTGAATGATATTATTTGTAATATCAACTTTAATGAGTTTAAGATGATTACTAATTTTTGTATAGTTCGCAATCATAGTATTGAAATTATCTTGCTTTATTATTTTTTTTGGTGCTGGCTGATTCACCGGAGTTAAAGATGTATTAGCAGCATTAAGTTTCTTAAATTGGTCTGATTCATTATTTCTTCCGTCCCTTGGCTGGTTAAATGCATCTGCTTTACGTGCAGCTTGATCATTCAAAGCTTGTATGGTGGATGATAATCGTTCGATTTGGAATATTGCCAAATTGACAGACCGGTTTAAATTATGAAACATATCGATAGTATCTTGTATTGTAATTATTTTCTCCACCCCCTTTTTGAAAGGGGAGTGACGATGAAATATCGTCACTCCCCTCAAGAGATTTAATAGACTATTTAGATTTTCTTCGCGCTTTTCTCTCCTGCTCAACACGAATATCGATCATCGCATAAATAGCTGCTCTTTCATACTCATTCATATTCATTAATTCATGAGGGAGGATACGCAACTCATGGAGGGCATAATAGGCATAGTTTGCCGAAGCATCGCCCTCCTCAATCAGTTTTTTACTTCGTCAATCAATTCTTTGGTGTCGGTAACAAAACCATTCATTTCCTGAGCTTTCTCAAGCAGCACACCGTACTCGCCCGGACGCAGCATTTTCCGTAAAAGCATTTCGGCCCCAATCGCCTTATAAGATTCCTGCAATTCCTGGGATTTAAGATTCGGATACACGACCCCGGCTGCAGCCATTTTTGCAACATATTCTTCCTGATTAAATTCGGAAATGGTTGAGCCGTTGCGTCCTTTCACTCTCTTGGTAGAGGCTTTACGGATTTCAGTATTCTCTTCCTCGGTAATGCTGCGTAACTTCCAAGGAATCGGTTGGCCTTTATCATCAACAAAACGCTCGGATACGATCAGTTCTTCAGTAGATTCTACAACTGCACTTTGTGCAAAAAAAGCTTTCAAATCGCTCATGATATTGCCTCCAAAAATTAAATTATTTAACCCAAAGTCGGGGTTTTAAATATTTTTTCCATATCCATTTCCACATCTTCGAACGTAAACTCAATGTCTTCTTCCAATACTTCTGCTTCGGCATTCAGAGAAGCCATCATAACACTGTTCAAATTAACACCTTTCAAAGTCACGGTCTGATTGCCGATTGTAGAAGAAGGGTCCTCATTTACGACCATAATTTCAAAATAGACGTCCTTGCCTGTCTTGATATAGTCATACATAAGCTTTCTGAATTGGGAGGTCACATAATAAATCGTCATACTGCCTGTACCGCTCCAGCCTGTAGCCTTGTGCTGAGTTCCAAGGCGACCAAGGGTCCGCACCTCAGTTTTTTGCTTTTCAGCGGTAGCCTCCAAGCTTTTTACATAAAACATTTCTTCCTTATTTTTTCCGATTGTTGCATAAGCACGGCCCTGGCCGGAAATTACATCCTTCGCTCTCAAGAAACCCATCTTAGACCACCGTCACTTTCAGATAAATTTTTTCTACGGAATCCACTGGCTGAATGTTCAGCTCCATGTATACACTGTCGGCAGAGCTGCCTTGGCGGATCGAAAAATCGGTCTGGGAGTTGAAATTCTGAATTGCCGCTGCACCTTGCAGACTCTCCAAATACGTAATGCACTCATTGCGCAGCAGGCTGCGTCCGTCATCGTTGTTGTTGACACTGCCGATATAGAACTGCTCAAAAATCCGCTTCAGGTCGTTAGCAATTCCGTCCAATACACGAATGACACGGTTCTTGCCAAACGGCTTCGCCTTTTCCGGCGAAAAGCTGGTCAAGGAGTTAATATCCTGCTCGACCACGGCTTGTCCGTTGGATGCGGTGAATACAAATTCGCCGTTCAACAGCGCCGCTTCAATTTGGGAATGTGTGTAGCGGACGGACGTATCGATCGCACCGTCATAAGCACGGTAGGTGAGCGATTCGTTCAATGCCGCGCCTGCCGTCGCACCGGCTACCCACGCAGTTGCCTGTGCAGCAGTCAACGTCTGGCCATCAGACAGAACGACACCATTTTTCACACTGATGACACCCTCGTAGTCGGCATTCGGGTAATTTTCTAGTACGGCCTGAACCTTCTGGCCCTCTGTCTCTCTCAAGCGACGGACAAATGCCGCATATACGCTTTTCAGGGTGCTGTCCCCGGAGACAAGTGCAACCGTATTAAAGCGTTGCAGCTCCAGCGCAGCCAAATAATCCGTATGATCCGCATTGGTTACCGTGCCGTCTGTACCGCCTGCCAGCGGAACACCTGCCGAAGCCTCAAGCTCTCCTTCTCCACCAAAGCTTACCCATGCATTCGCCTGAAGATCTGCAGCCTTGGCACCGATCTGGCGATCTACCTCAGCTCCTTCAAGCAACGTGATGACCTCAAACTTGTCCGTCTGGTCAAGACTCGGCTGGATGACCACGCTCAGATTGTTCCCGCGGACACCGCTGTGACGGGCTGTCAGCGTCAGTGTGCTATGGGTTGCCGTTGCTTTCACACCCACATTCAAACGATACAGCAGCAATGTCTGTGCACGCTTGAGCGCTTCTCTTACAAGGACCAGTTGAGGTGAGGTCAAATCATAGCCAAGCAATGTCTTGAAGTCCTGTCCGGCCTGAAAAGTCAGAATTTGTTTTTCTTGACCCCAGGACAGCGGCAGCGCCAAGCTGACAATGCCCCGGTCACCGGCTGTGCCGAGCGCTTGCGGCGCGCTGTTCATATTAATGTAGACTCCCGGACGCACCTTGTTCTGTGTTACGAATGTTCCTCCTGCCATTTACAACGCCTCCTGTTTCATAAATTGTTCAATGTGCTGCTGAACTTCCGCCTCGGTATAAAGCTTGTTGTCTTGAAGCAGAGCTTTGATCATATCTTTTTGCAAATGCGTATACTGCCCTGATGCCAGAAACTGCTGCTTGGTATAAGCCCGCTCCTGCACGGCTTGGATTTCCGGTTTATTTGCCATACTTCAATTCCACCTCCGTTTTTAAATGCTGCATGACAGGACCCTGCTGGCGCTCGCGCATGATGTGGAAATCATAGTCGACTCTAAAATGAAGAGCGTCTGTTACGGTTTCACAGCGAAGCTTGCTGCCCTTTATTAACGATCCGTCTACAGTAATTTGGGTTAGTTGATCAAAAAGAAGCTCATAGACTTCAAACTGCTCCTCTCCACTCTCGCCTTGCCCTTTTACATATTGGATGTCAAAGGTATGCCCCCGCCTGTAACGGTTGCCGGCCTCCCTGTCCTGAGATGCTGACCATAAACTGACGATGAAACAAGGTCCGTGACCTTCATTGCCAGACAGCGAGTCAAAGACCGGAATTTGCGGATAATGCTCCTTCAATACATGAAGCACCCCGTCACGGACCGCTTTTACAGTAATCGCAATACGCCTTCACCCCCTTCAAACTACAACCGCCTGCTTATGAAAAAAAGCAGCCATCTCTGTCTTAAGCAGAAGTCAGCAGCTTTTCGCATACCAAAAAGGCTGCCCGAATGGACAGCCTTTTCTCGCAACCGTTTGTTTATCATTTTTTCCACATTACCATAATAACACGGATATTTCGTCAAAAGGGGACTTGCATGGGACACCTATGGGACATTACCGGGACATCCCTGCAAGCTCGGCATATTCCTCAATCGCCTTCGGCTTCCAGCGGGAAAACGTCTTGCGGACAATGGATAGCTGTGCAGAGACTTCCTCCACAGACAATCCTTCAATAAAACGCAGCTTGAGCAGCTTGGTGTAATCCGGCTTGTAAGTAGCCAGCAGCTCCAGGGCGCCGTCAATCTGCTCCTTCTGCTCCTGCAGCTCCTTGATCTCATCCAGCCGCCGGAGTGCTCCCTCATATCCCTCGTAGCTGTCACCGTCGCCGCGGCGGGCTTCCAGCACCTTCGCTACACGGCGGGCAATATCGTTCAGCTTGCCCTGATCCTCTTCATCAACCCCGCTTACACGCCGTACCTCCCGCAACTGACTTTGTGTACCTGTCGTGTAATTCTCCAAATAAGCATGAGCTGTCAGCTCCAAATCCTGCTCCTTCTGAGACAAATACATATAGGAAGGCATATCCTTCAGTTTGCGGTGCAGCGCCTGCAAATGATCGCCCTCCGGCCCGCGCGATACAGAAATCCCCATGCCTACAGGCTGCTTCTCCAGCATCGCGATTTTGCTGGTCAGACGCTTATATCCCTTCAACTGATTAATCACCTGTTCCTCAAAGTATGGTTTATCTGCCATGATGCCGACACTCCTTCTGATTCTTAGTTGCTTTTATGAATTAGTGTATACTTATCCTGATTCGTACTATCGGGCATTCAATTACTGTCATTTACATGCAAGAAAACGGCAAATGATCTGCTTCAAGTGCTTCGACACGCAGCCCCCTGCATTGAATTTCTCCATCTACGGCACTGGAATATATGAAAATTCATCGCCCTCCATACGGTTTTAATCACGTAGTTCTTCATGCATCAAAGGGTATTTTTTAAGAGTTGTTTGATTTGCTTCAATGGAAAGAAAAATTCATATTTAATCCTGATATAACACGAACATACGTTTCATTTTAGTTCCCTTTAGGAACAAAGTCAATTGATTTCCTGTCAATTTTGTTCCGTTTATGCAAATAAATATGTTTCCTTCCGGAACTATTAGAGGTATAATTAAGATATTATGTTCCGGTGGTGATACAACATATGACTAGCTTTCATCTGCGTTTTAAACAACTTAGAGAACAACATCAATGGACCCAGGATGAAATTGCAGAGAAATTGGGGGTTCAGCGGTCGACCATTGCAGGCTACGAATCCGCTGAGAAGAACCGAATACCGAGGGAAGAGACCTTGCTGAAGATCGCCGATGTCTTTCAGGTATCGCTCGATTATTTGCTTGGCCGGTCTGATTTGATATCTCAGAGCCCCACTGGCCATCCCCCGGTTATACCGGATTGGGCGACTGCAAAGGACAAGCGTGATTTGAAGGTCATGCTGGAGAGTCCTGAAGTCCTTTTCTTTGATGGGATAGAATTCTCAGAGGAAGACCGTGCAAAAATGATGGGTGTCATGGAGACGATCTTCTGGGATGCCAAGATGAAGAACAAGGAAGCGTGGAAGAAAAGCAGAGCCAAGAAAAAGTCTTGA